TAATACACTGTCAACCAATACGTCACAATTAATTGTGGTGTGTTGGTGTAGAAGTCAGACTTCTACGCCACCCCTTTTCGAGTTGTAGCCTAGAGAACTGATCTCCCCCACCCCCCTGTGTGTGTCAGATGGGACCCGGCTGTCTGTACTGTGTGTTTTGCTCGTTAGATTTGAAATTTTTTGAAAATGACCCACCCCCCATTGACTTTTTTTGAACTTCGTGGTAGGTTCAGAATCTGACAAGTACCCCCTAACGAAAAAAGGAGTCCCGTTTCCTCTCATGCCACTAACTATTACACCAGAAGTTGGTATACCACTACCATTTGATGTAACTCCAGAGGAGGTAAAGGATTTTAGAAAAAAGGCAAAAGCAGCCTTTAACACTATAAAATCTTTGCTAGAGGTTGGCGCTCAGATGCCGGAACTAGACGAGGGTACGTCCACACAAGCACACGAACTGATGGCGACAGAAAAACTTCCGGTTGCTAAGACACCACCCGGTGTAATACTAAAACTAGAAGCCTTACTAACTCATTACGATCACGAGTTTTTAAATGCAAATAATAGATTGGCAAATTACGTAACGAACAGACTTTTGGAAGAAACTGAAAACGAAGATGCTGGAAAAAGATTAAAAGCATTAGAGTTGCTAGGAAAACGCAGAGGGGTAAATTTATTCTCAGAGCAACATGATATTACAATAAGACAGAAACCTACCGAAGATATAGAAAACAGATTAAATCAGATATTAGGTAGGTATGTAACAGATGTAGAGACAGTGGAGGAGAACACTAGCGAGCTTTTAGAGAATGAATCAGATTACTCCTCTACAGATTATCAAGAAGAACCCTCAATTACTAAGTAAGTTACCTACTGAAGTAAAAGCAGAGGTAGCAGATTACTTAGAGGAGCTTGCAGACAGAGAGCGGTCTGAAAAAGCCAGAGATTCCTTTATGGAGTTTGTTACACAGGTATGGCCTAGTTTTATTCACGGCATACATCATCAAAAAATGGCTAATGCGTTTGAAGAGGTGTTAAGTGGACAGTGTAAAAGACTTATTGTAAATATGCCTCCGCGGCATACGAAGTCAGAATTTGCTAGTTATCTACTACCAGCGTGGTTTTTAGGAAAGTATCCTGAGAAAAAAGTAATTCAAACGTCTCACACAGCAGAGCTTGCGGTGGGGTTTGGTAGAAAGGTGCGAAATCTTGTTGATTCTGAAGCGTATAAAGAGATATTTCCGGGAGTTGGACTCCAAGCTGACTCAAAGGCGGCTGGGCGTTGGGCTACCAATCAAGGAGGGGACTACTTTGCTATCGGTGTTGGAGGTGCTGTTACGGGTAAAGGTGCGGATGTGCTCATTATTGACGACCCGCACTCGGAGCAAGAAGCCGCCCAAGCCGAGATAAACCCTGAAATTTACGATAAAACCTACGAATGGTACACATCTGGCCCTCGACAGCGTCTACAACCGGGCGGAGCGATCATAATTGTGATGACAAGGTGGTCAAAAAGAGACTTGACAGGTCAGGTTATGCGTGCAGCGACGCAAAGAGGGGGTGAAGATTGGAAAATTATAGAATTTCCTGCAATTTTACCTAGTGGTAACCCGCTTTGGCCTCAGTTTTGGCCTCTAATTGAGTTAAATGCGCTAAAAGAAGAGCTACCAAACTCAAAATGGATGGCGCAGTACCAACAAAACCCTACATCAGAAAATTCAGCTATTGTAAAACGGGAATGGTGGAAGATTTGGGAAGAAGCAAACCCACCTGCGTGTGATTTTGTACTAATGTCGTGGGATACAGCGTTTGAAAAGAATAATAGAGCAGATTATTCTGCCTGTACCACGTGGGGAGTCTTTTATAAAGAAGATGACACGGGTGTATCTCAGGCTCAGATTATGTTACTTAATGCATTTCGCAAAAGAATGGAATTTCCAGAGTTAAAAAAAGTTGCTTTAGAAGAGTACACGGATTGGGAGCCAGATTCTATAATAATAGAGAAGAAAGCATCGGGCGCCCCGCTAATATACGAGATGAGAGCCATGGGAGTGCCTGTACAAGAGTTTACTCCTAGTAAAGGAAACGACAAAATATCCAGATTGAACGCCGTTTCAGACTTATTTGCTTCTGGTAGAGTTTGGATACCTAATACAAACTGGGCTGAAGAGGTTGTAGATGAAGTAGCAAGTTTCCCTGCAGGAGAGCATGATGATTATGTAGATTCTACTTCTTTAGCGATGATGAGACTTAGAAAAGGTGGGTTTATACGTGCTCTTCTTGATGAAGATGATGAAGCGCCAATTTATAAAGGCCGTAGAGAACCATATTATTAAGGATAAGAAATGGCAGTAGCTAAAAACAGTATAGAAAAGATGATGGAGCCAACTGACATGACTCAAATGTTGGAGGAGCCTGATATAGAGATAGAAATTGAAGATCCAGAGAAAGTTACAGTTGGCATCGGAGGTATGGAGATAGTCATAGATCCAGATGCAGAAAGCTCTGATGATTTTAACGCTAATTTAGCCGAAGATATGGAAGAGGAAGAATTAACTTCTCTTGCTGAGGATTTATTAGGAGACTTTAATGATGATATCGCCAGTAGAAAAGATTGGATGCAAACGTATGTAGATGGTTTGGATCTTTTGGGGCTAAAACTTGAAGAACGCACGGAACCTTGGCCCGGAGCTTGTGGTGTACATCATCCTCTTTTAACAGAAGCGCTTGTAAAGTTTCAGTCCGAAACAATCATGGAGACTTTCCCTGCTAGAGGTCCAGTAAAAACTCAAATTATAGGTGAAGATACTAGAGAAAAGAAAGAAGCTGCTAATCGTGTAAAAGCTGATATGAATTATCAGTTGACCGAGAAGATGGTGGAGTTTCGACCAGAGCATGAAAGAATGCTTTGGGGACTTGGCTTATCTGGTAACGCATTTAAAAAAGTTTATTATGATCCTAATTTAGAAAGGCAGGTATCTATCTTTGTTCCTGCTGAAGACATCGTTGTTCCATATGGAGCATCAGACTTAGAGACAGCAGAGCGTGTAACACATGTTATGCGTAAAACTGAAAATGATTTGAAGAAACTACAAGTATCTGAGTTTTATAGAGACGTTGATTTAGGAGAAAGTGAGTCTGGATATTTAGATGATATTGAGAAAAAGATCGCTGAGAAGATGGGGTTTTCTGCATCTTACGATGATCGGTATAAGATTTTAGAAATGCACGTTAATCTAAATCTTGCTGGCTATGAAGATAAAGATAAAAAAGGAAAAGAAACAGGAATTGCTCTACCATACATTGTCACGATTGAAAAAAGCACAAATACGGTTCTTTCTATTAGAAGAAACTACCAACCAGACGATGAACTTAAAAAGAAAAGAAATCATTTCGTACATTATGGGTATGTGCCGGGGTTCGGATTTTATAACTTTGGTTTAATCCATTTAGTGGGAGCGTTTGCGAAGTCAGGCACTTCTCTTATACGACAGCTTGTAGATGCAGGTACGTTATCTAATTTACCCGGTGGGTTTAAAACAAAGGGGTTACGAGTAAAGGGTGATGATACACCAATCAGCCCTGCAGAGTTTAGAGATGTAGATGTACCAAGTGGTTCTATAAAAGATAATATTATGACACTACCGTATAAAGAGCCAAGTCAGGTTTTATATACGTTATTAGGCACAATAGTAGACGAAGGTAGAAGATTTGCTAGTGCGGCAGATTTAAAAATATCTGATATGTCAGCACAAAGCCCTGTAGGGACAACATTAGCTATTTTAGAAAGATCCTTAAAAGTAATGTCTGCGGTGCAGGCTAGAGTGCATTACTCTATGAGGCAAGAGTTTAAGCTGTTAAAGGAGATTATACGAGACTACACTCCTGATAAGTATGCGTATAAACCTGAAAGTGGTAGCCCTATAGTTAAAAGATCAGATTATGACATGGTAGAAGTTTTACCTGTATCTGATCCTAATTCTTCTACAATGGCACAAAAAGTGGTGCAATATCAAGCTGTTATGCAAATGGCACAGGCTGCACCACAGATTTATGATTTACCTAGATTACACAGACAGATGTTAGACGTACTAGGGATTAAAGATGCTGCAAAGCTTGTGCCTTTGGAAGAAGACCAGAAACCAAAAGACCCTTTAACAGAGAATATGAACGCATTGAAGGTCAAGCCTATGAAGGCATTTATGTATCAAGATCATGACGCACACATACTGTCACACATGAATTTTTTAAATGATCCTATCGTAGGACAACTTCTTGCTAAGAACCCTAAAGCCAAGCTCATAGCAACAAATCTACAGGCGCACGTAGCAGAGCACCTTGGGTTCAAATATAGTATGGATATTCAAAAACGAGTTGGCGCTCCGTTACCAAAACCAGATTCAGATTTACCAGAGGATATGGAATTAGAAGTGTCTCGACTCATAGCTCAAGCCTCTAGTCAATTGTCACAAAACAATATGGCGCAAGTTGCTCAACAAAAGGCTCAACAAAAAGCACAAGATCCAATTATTCAAATGCAACAACAAGAGTTAGCTATCAAGGCACAAGACGCAGCTAGAAAAACACAAAAAGACCAAGCAGATATTGCTCTTAAACAAGCTCAAATTGCGGTTGAACAAGAACGAATTGCCTCACAAGAACGTCAGGCTCAATTTAATACACTGGCTAAAGCAGCCACTGATGACGCTAAACTAGAAGAAAAACAGTCTAGCCAAGTAATAAAAGCTTTAGTAGATGAGCAAAAAGCAGAAAATCAAGCAGACGATGCAATAGCTCAGACGATACTACAACAAGCGATGAATCAATCAGATGAACAATCTACACAGTCACCAATACCTCCAGAGGAGCCTAAAGAATAAAATGAACTGTTGGCATTGTAAAACTATGTTGATATGGGGCGCGGATCATGACATAGAAGACGAGAATCAGGAGTATAGTACGGTCACAAACTTATCGTGCCCTCATTGTGGTGTTTATGTAGAGGTATATCTACCAAAAAATAAAGAAGACGAGATTTAATAATGGACGAATTTGACGTGTTAGAAGATAAGTTGACTGACGAGAGTAAAAGAATCCAAGGAGAATTAGCTTGGCAATCAGCAAAATCTTACGATGAATATAGGTATATTTGCGGAATGGTTAATGGTCTCGCCATCGCACTTGGGTATATAGAAGACTTACGAAAAGCAAAAGAAAAGGGTGAATACGAAAATGACAATTAGCGAAATTGGAGGTGTAGAACCTCCTGTGCAATTAGAATTATTTCCTGAGTTAAAAAAGTCGGAAGAGCTTGAAAAAAAAGCTACGCAATTACCAGAACCATCTGGATATCACATACTATGTACAGTGCCAGATGCTGAGGAGTCATACGAAAGTGGCTTAATTAAAGCGGATACTACTAAGCATTTTGAAGAAATTCTTAGTACAGTGTTTTTTGTTTTAAAACTTGGACCAGATTGTTATAAAGACAAGAAAAGATTTCCAAGCGGCCCTTGGTGTAAAGAAGGGGATTTTATATTAGCTAGACCTAATTCTGGAACTAGACTAAAAATACATGGGAAAGAATTTCGTCTTATTAATGATGACAGTATAGAAGCGGTGGTGCAAGATCCACGAGGTATTTCACGAGTATAGGAGAAGAAAATGGCTGAAGAACAAAATTTACCAAATGAAGAAGATGTAAAAAAAGAAGAGGTATCAAAAGAAGTAGAAACTTCTGAGGTTGAGATAGAAGTTAAAGACGATACTCCTGAAGACGATCAGAATAGAAAGAATTTACCAAAAGAATTAGTTGAAAGGCTAGAGTCTGATGAACTTACTAAATATGACGATGAAGTAAAAGACAAACTTTACCAGCTTAAAAAAGTTTGGCATGACGAGCGTCGTGAAAAAGAACGGGTTCAAAGAGAAAACCAAGAAGCTATAAGAGCAGCTCAAAGGTTGATGGAAGAGAATAAAAGACTAAAAGCAAAACAACAAGCAGACGAAAAAAGTTTCATAGACACCGCAAAAAACGCTGCTGAGTTAGAAATATCTGTAGCTAAAAGAGCGTATAAGGAAGCTTATGATTCTGGTGATAGTGAAAAATTAGTAGAAGCGCAGCAAAAA